GCAGTAAATGCTGTACCTGTTATAACTCCACCAGAAGTAATTGTTCCACTAACATCTAGATTTGCATTAACATCAACCAAAGTTGCATTTAATTCTATTTCATCAGTAGCGTTAATATCTAAGATAGCATTACTTGGTGCGTTAATAAATTGCGAAGCGTCATTAAACTGTATAGCCATAGTGCTATTTAATAACAAACCCGTGTCAGCTACGTGGGTTAAAGTAACATCTTTATCTGCACCAAACCCAAGTACTGCTGCATCGGAAAGTAAACTAGCATCATCACCAAATACAGCGTCTTTAACTACCGATAATCCGCCATCAGTTTGTAGCGAGCCATCAGTTGTAGAAGTAGCTTCAGTTGCATCATCAGTTTTAATAATTCCACTAGCAGTTATAGCGGCTGTTGTTACAGCATCTGCAAACGCCGCACCACCTGCAGCAATATCGGCTAGGTCATAACCTGTACCGCTTGTATTTACAGTAGTGCCTGGTTCTGCTTGTAATAAATCAAAGAAAGTAAATGGATCACCTGTTGCACTAACATCTCTAAAGATACCAGCGTATTTAGCTGTGCCTCCAACACCGTACTGTCCATAAAAACCAAAGTCTAATGCATCAGCACTTGTGCCTTGGTCTTTTGCAAGTTTAAACATTGAATCGGCAACAGCAACAGTTGTTGAATCAATCGTGGTGCTCGTGCCGCTGACTGTGAAGTCTCCGGTTACTGTTAAGTTATCATTAATTGTTGTTTCAGATGTTGAATGTCCAATCGAAATTGGTACTCCAGAAGTAGCCGTTGCAATAGTAATACCATTAGTTGTATTAGAATTATCTATATTTAAAGTTGTTGTACTATCTAATGAAATATTAGAACCATCAACTACAAGCGTGCCATCAATATCTGTATTATCTAAATTAGCTGTTCCATCAATATCTGCATCACCAGAAATATCTAAAGTAGCTCCGTCTAGTTCCCCTGTTAAAGTTACATTTCTAAAACCTGATATGTCTTTGTTTGAATCTACAATTACAGCTAACGAAGCTGAAACAGTTCCTGCTGTAATACCATCTACTAAATTTAATTCTGCTGCTGTTGATGTTACATTTGTGCCGCCAATGTCAAGAGTTGTCATTGACACTTCACCTGCTACAGTCATTATACCACTAGCAACAGTCATTAAGTCTGTATCACCAGTGTGTCCAATTGTTGAACCGTTAATAATTACATTATCAACAGTAAGTGTTGTTAATGTTCCTAAACTTGTAATATTAGATTGCGCCGCTGTTGTAACTGTAGCCGCTGTTCCGCTGACATTTCCTGTTACGTCTCCTGTTAGTGGCCCTGCAAATGCATCAGAAGTAACCGTACCATCAAAGAATGCATCTTTGAACTCCAAAGAGCTTGTGCCTAAATCTATTTCATTATCTGTAACAGGAGATAATGCTCCGTCACCTATTGTCAATCTACCTGATCCACCTGTAGCTATAGTAATTACATCTGAACCTGAGAAGGTAATACTTGTATTAGTATCTCCATCACCAGTTATAGAATCTAATTGAATATCTCCAGCATTAGTAATTGCGGAATCACTAAAATCTAATGTGCCAGTAACATCAAAGTTTCCTCCAACAGTTAAATTAGCGGCTAATGTTACATCACCATCTGCATCTAAAAATACTGATTTACTAGCAGGTAATGAACAAAATAATGTTTTACTACCAGCTGCAAAATCAATTTTAGTTGTGTTTCCCGCAGATGTATCAATGACTGTTGTACGTGCTAATGTATCGGGTGATGCATCAGTTATTGTTCCAATTCCAATTTCCCATGTACCATCTGTTGCATGTGTAATAACATAGTAAGTTGTATTACCATCGCCAACACCTGTTACAAATGTTTCAAAACCAGTTGCTGCGCCAGCTAAATTTAAAGTGCCTTGACCTGTTGTGGTTGAAGTTTCTTTGACTCTATCGTTAAGGACTAATGCCATTTACACCCCTAACCCGATATTCTTATAACAGCATTACTCGTATCTGCAGCAGGAAATTGAATTGTTAATGTTCCAGCTGTTGTTGTAAAATCACCACCAAAATCTAAAACACATACAGCTGAATCTGTAGCAGCTCCTGCTGTTGCTGCTCCACCTGATGATTGATAAATAAGTGCATAGCGTGCTGTTGTTGAAACTGTTGTAAAAGAAGTGTCAGCAAAATCTGCAAACACTGTTGCAGTAGAAGAACTACCTGTAACACCGTTATTAGTTAAAGTATTTCCAGCTGCAGTATATCCAGAACCTGATGCATTTGCTGCTTCATTTGTAGTATTATATCCAGTCACTGCAGAAGCAGAAACTGTTTTAGATGATGTATACAAAGCAAGTTTATATGTATTTCCACCAGAAGAACTAAAATTGTGATTTCCTTTTAAAAGGTGTTCTTTAAAAACATTACATATTACGTTTGCCATATTATCTCCTTATGGTTGTTGTGATGGAATAGGTATTCTAACCACACCATCTTTATGTTCATCTCTTCTTCGTTGTCCCATTTGTTCTTGTGCTAATACTTGAAGAGCGTTTGTATAAGACTGTTGATACATTTGAGTTAAATTATCAGGGCCTTTTAAAAATTTAAAAGCTTCGACAAGGCAGGCGTAAAGTAATAAAGCAGGTGCATTGTTACTAATCCAAGTAGTAGTGTTACTTGAAGAAAGTCCTGTTGGTAGAGCATTATACTCTAGATCTATAGTATAAGCTGCATTAGGTGTGGGTGCAAGAATTATTGAATCTTCATCATAGTTTGCATAGTATTTTGGAATCCCTGTGCTACTGCGATTTGGCCAATATTCTGATAAAAAAGAAGCTTCTTTTTTCTGTAAAACAACTCTTTCATTGTCTGTTAAACCACCTAAAGAACCAGAGGAACTGTATATCACAGCAAACCTAATTGTACTAAAATCAAGTGGGGAGCTTCCTGGTAAAGTTACAAAAGATGTGCCTGAAGTTAAAGTTGCAGTTGCATTCTTTTTGTATACATCAAGATCTAGTTCTTTAAAAAGCCTCATTTCAGCGTGTTCTATAAAATCATCTGTAATTGTAGAAGTTAAAACATTAGTATCTGTTTCTGTATAATCTAAAATTTGTTGTGTTAGTTCTGCGTATGTTGTCATGCTACTATTGTTGCCGGCCCAGCGTAAGCTCGGAAACCTCCTCCATTAATACTACCCGTTGTTGCTGTGTCTGTTGACACAGTGAATGTATAACTATCTGTATCTACCACAGTTATTGTATATCCTGCAGCTAAATTAATATTATCTGCTGTAATACCATCAAAACTAACAGCATCCCTAAATCTAACTGTATCATCGCTTGTTCTATCATGGCTTACTTCTGTTACCGTAATAGTAGAAGAGCTAGCTGAACCAGTTTTAAAAGGATTTGTTTTTAATAAATTAGGTACAGCACCTTCTGTTCTATCTGGTCTTGCGTTTTGTAAAGCTTGTGCATCTGCTTTATGTGCATTTGGTTGAAGTTGTGGATGTTTTTCTTCAAACTCAGAAGTATGTACTAATGAACCATTCCATTCTTTAATCATTTCATTATATGGAAAGGCTACACCACTACGATCTGATATTGCTTTTGATTTTTTACCTGTTGCAAAACTAGACATAATATGCTCTCGGTACTATATGTGTGCTTGTAGAAGAACCATCTTCAGTTAATGCACGATTAAGTTCTTCTTCGTACAACGCTTTCGTTTGTTGAACTAGTTGTGGGTTTTCTTTTTGTGATAAATAATAAGCAAGACCTGAAACCATACAAGGTACAAAACGATAAGGAACATCACCTGCATTTGAAAAAGCACCTGCATCTTCAATTCGTTTTACATAATAAAGATGTGTTTCATTTGAAGCAGCCGTTGAATCAGGCGTTGGATATACACTAACAGTAACCCGATCAATAAAACGTTGAACGTAATATTGAGTTGGTTGTCCTGTTGACAATTTATTTGATAAAGCTGAATAAGTTGATCTATCAATTTTTGTTAAAGCTACATCTGACTGTGAAGTTGTTCCTCTACTTGTTCTATAAGTTGCTTCAAGAACATCATCCATTCCATAAATTGTAGAATCTGTTTGTACTGTTGTTGCTTGAGCTCTATCAGAATCAGAAGTATCATCAGCAGCACTTCTAAAGAAATGATATTCAGCTTGTCCTTCAACAAGATTAATATTAGTTTCTTTTAATTCCCAATAATGAAGACCTCTGTTTCCCCATTCTTGAAACATTATATTTAAAGAACGTCTTGCAGATTTTAGTCGATACCCATTAAGATCTTGAATACCAATACGTTGATAAGCTTCTTCTAAAATTTCATCAATATAGAAAGTCTTATCGAACGTTGCTGTTCCTGAAGTAGTGTTAGGCATATGCTACTCCTTAATATAATTTTTTAAACTCTGCTATAACTGTGTGCATATTTCCAGAATCAGCTGCACCTGGTACAACTAAATTAACATCACTTTGGTTTGAGTTTGTTGATTTGTCTGTTTTTAATCCACCAAATTCTCTAAAGTCCCAATAGCCTGCTCCTACTAAACCAATTACTGGTATATCTCCATCACTGTCTTCTTCGTCCATACGAACATAAGAATCTCCGCCGTCTCCAGAATCACTAGAGAACCATACTCTTTGTAATACTAAGTGCAAACAAGAGTCACCATGTGAGTTTGTAGCCATTGCTGAAACATCACCAAAAACTGTTGTTCCACCTGTTCCGTCTGATTGATTTACATATTTTATGACCACACGAACATCATTTTCTTGCATGATGGTTGGTCCTGTTACTACGTCTGCCATTTGTTTCCCTCCTTAATTAAGAAACATGTGGGGCCGAAGCCCCACATTAATTATTTATTTATTATTCGTAAACGTTTCTGCTACAACAAATATAGTGAACGTTCACTGCTTCAGCAGCAGCCGCTCCTGCTTCAATTCCAACGTAAGGAATTAAATCTACATCGTCAGTTAAAGCAGCTGTTTTAACAGCTTGCTTTCCAGCTTGAACTGCTGTTACTGCAGTACCACCAGTAGAACCAGAAGTAGTCGTTACATTATACTGAATACCATTTACAAAAATAGTAGCTTTTCTATCTGAACCAACTTCAATTTTAAAATGGTAAGGTGTATCTACTGCAACAGTAATTGGTAACACACTAATATGATCAGTGCCCCCAATACTATGAACAAAATGCCATTTAGCAAAATCATCAAATGCTTCTGAGTTAGTAGCATCTGTTTGATATTTAAAAAACATTTGGTCATCATCAGTAGCAACTAATTGATCATTAGTTAATTTTAAACCAGCCCAAACTTTTTGGTTATCAAGTGCAGGTATCTGTAATGATGTTTCAAAATGTACTGAGTTTTCTGTTCCCCATAAAGTTCCTGCCCACGCTGTTGCTGCAGTATCTAAATGCGGTGTTAGAATACCTTGGTCTTGGTCAGCACCAGCAGTTGTTGCTAAAACACCCGCACCAGTTGTTGCAAATGTACATAGAGCAGTAGTCATGTTAGTTCCTAATGCTTCCCAGTTTCTGTTTAAAGCTCTCTGAACTTCAACTGTAGATACTTGGTCGATGTTTGCATTTAGACCTGGTCTTTGTAAAAACCACTCATCTAAGTAAACTCTTCTTGCATCTTTAGCTGTTGTTCCTAAAGTTCTATCTTGTTCAACACCGGTTGAAGCGGTGGTGTATAGTTTATAGTTGTTTTTGGATCTTACTGGACCCGTAAAGCTAGTATTAGCCATATATTGTCTCCTTTTTGTCAACACAGTCTGAGACCTTGTCTACTGCACGAGTCCATGCTGACTATTTATAAAAGTATGCAGTATGATGAATATACTCTTTTTAATATGAAATGCAATAAAAAAGGGGCGCCGAAGCGCCCCTAAATTTAGATCTTAATCTATTGATTAAGCGCCTGGAGAACCGTAGATTCCACGCCAGTCAGAAAAGCCGAAGCTGTATCTTTCTCTTGCTTTATATCTCATGTTACCAGTATCAAAATCACCTTCCATAGCAGTTTTAATAGCTGCTCTGTTAAAGTGTTTCATTCCGTTAGGAACATCAGTTTTGATAAAGAATGCATCATCATCAGTTAAGAAGTGATTTACAGTATAGCCCTGTGGAATCATTCCCATAGAACCAATTGCATTGATATCATTATCAGCTGTTCCAACACGTTGTGTTGATTTTAAGATTCTTTCAGCTGTAAATTGTAGAGCTGAAGGTATAATTAATTTCATACCTCTAGCAGCAATTTTTAAGCCTCTTTCATCTTTAAATGCAGCAATGTCAATCATTGCTTGCTCAAGTGAAGTTTCACTTAAGTCCGCTGACGTTGTTAACTCGTTTTTCTGATTTCCTGCAGAAATAGTAGGGTGAGCAATTGATAAAAGATCAACTCCATCTCCACCTGCAGTACCACCAGAGAAGCCGTTATTAAGAACGTTAGCTGCTTTGATTTGTTTTGTGTTAGCCATAGATCTTGCTAGTGCTTTCGTATAACGTTTTGCAATACTATCATACAAGTTATCCTCAACTGCTTCTTCAGTAATAGAAAAAGCGAGAGCAATTGTCTCGTGAGTATAACGGGCAGTGAAAGCCTCGTTTGCAGTGTCATACGATACACCAGAACCTTCTGGTTTAACCGCTGCGTTTGCAAAACCACCAAGCATTACTTCTTCTTCAAAAGCTCTGTCTGAGCTTTCTGTGTCGTAGATTTCTGCGTGTTGGTTTTCGTAGTTTTTGTACTCAAGTCCAAATAATGCATTTAGACCTGGCTCTAGCTCTTTTGCTAGTTGTTGTCTTGATATAGCCAT